GTGGGGCGACTGGTGGGGCGACTGGTTTGGCGACTGGTGGGGCTCCTGGTGGGGCTCCTGGTGGGGCTCCTGGTATTTCATCATCATCATCATCATCATCATCATCATCATCATCATCATCACCAATGCCTCCGCGTTGTCTGGTGTTACGTCTGGTGTTACGTCTGGTGTTACGTCTGGTGTTGCGCTTGGTGTTACGCCTGGTGTTACGTTTACATTTTTGAACGCATTTCTTCATACAGTTTTGTTTTTTATGTTTCTTTGTTTGGCCTGGTTTTCCCATATAATATATATTAATATTTAATATATATATTATAGTTATTTCATGCGCTTCTTGAGTTCAAGTGCGACTAACCCACCAGCAACCTGAGCAGCAATGTAAGGTAGGAGGTCGTTCGACGGCATTTTTTTGGCAACACTCATTGCAACGGAAATTGCAGGATTTAAATGACCACCAGATACTTTCCCAGTTACCATTGCAGCAATGGCTAAACCCGCACCAATAACGAGAGGATTTGCTGACGATAAAACAACAAGAACAAGGAACATTGTTCCGACAAATTCTGCTAAATACTTTTGCATTTATATTATTAATTAAGATAAAATTTATTATTAATAACAATTAATAATAAATTATAAATTCGCAGAGGGTGGCGTTGTTATGAGGACGACTTGTTCATGCGTTCGGTAACAGCTCCAATTTTTTTGTATCTAATATAATCACTTGCGTCGACTACACTTCCGCTAGTGCGAGTAGTAGTTGATGCATTAGAATTATTATGCCTTAAATATCCGGTTTGTTTGTTTGCTGCTTGTGTAGAATGCCAAGAAGATACGCGGAGTTTTCTCATAAACGCCATTTCACCACCTTTGCCTAAATGTTCAGGTTTAAGATTCGTATTAAGCGTCATTTATATATAAAAAATATAATAAAAAATAGATTAAAATATTTATTGAAATATCTATTTTGAGCATATTTATTCAACCATAATTCTGGGTGCGACGTTCATCGTAATCAATTCCTGGAATAACAATTTACAAGCGTAAGGCAAATCTACATTTGCAAAATCAATTCTATTTCCACATGTTCTACATTCATGTATATTGTGTTCATCGTTATAGCTTGCAATCAATCCACAACTCTTACAAACTGTAACTGAGAATTTATCAGACGCATCAAATAATCTTCCCTTTGTAAATCTGGCTGCACCATGCGATACCATGCAATCTCGTTCCATCTCTCCAAATCTAAGTCCACCAGCGCGCGATCTACCCTCAGCTGGCTGTCGTGTAAAATTAACACATGGTCCAATTGAACGACTGTGTTCTTTATCTTTTACCATGTGCTTAAGCCTTTGGTAAAACGCAGGCCCAATAAAGATATCGCTGGAAAGTTGTTCTCCGGTCAACCCATTATACATAATTTCATTGCCATTCTTTTCATATCCTAATTTCAACAGTTCATCTCGGATAGTATTAATGCCCAAATCTCCAAAACTTGTACCATCTCCAAACAATCCTAATTCAACCAAAATTTTCCCTAAAAGAGTCTCTTTTAGTTGTGCAATGGTCATTCTAGATGGTATTGCATGAGGGTTTATAATGATATCAGGTCTCATTCCACTTTGTGTAAATGGCATATCAGCTTCTGGAATAATATTGCCAATTGTACCTTTTTGACCATGTCTTGAGCTAAACTTATCTCCGATAACTGGCTGACGCATAGTTCTCATTCGCACTTTGCAGAAATTATACCCGTCTCCATTTCTATCAACATAATTTTCATCGATATAGACCTCTTCGTTTGTCCTAAATGAACGGCTATAATCCGTGTATTTGGTAATTTTGCTTGGGTCATTTTTGTTCTCTTTAATAGGAATCACTTTTCCGATAATGATATCTAAATTTTCAACTAATGTGTTTTCCGGCACAATGCCTGTCTTTGTTAGTTTATTATAATTGCCAAATTTAATAGATGCGGTTTTAGCACGGTCTGGTTTGCATCTAATTTCTTCATCACCATTAATTTTTTTGTCTTCATCTTTTTCAGTATGATAAATGGTTGCTTGAAACAGTCCTCTATTAACGGAACCTTGGTTAAATAGAATACTGTCTTCTTGATTAAACCCTGTGTGTGTCATAATTGCAACAATAACTGGAGAACCACTAGGAATTTTATGCAGATTAATCATCCCCATAATTCTTGTGTCTACCAATGGTCTCATTGGATAATTCAGAACATATGCAGTTTTGTCTAATCTATCATCAAAATTAGTTACATATACACCCATTGCTTGTTTGCCCATAGCACATTGGTATGTGTTTCTTGGTGACTGATTATGTTCTGGAAATGGAATACATGATGCAAGAATACCGAATATAGTACTTGGGTGAATTTCACAATGTGTTGTTAAATGATGTTCACCCAATTTTTTAATATTCATCGAAATCATGCTGCAATTTTGTTCTTCGGGGTCAATATATTCAATAATTGATGAACCCAATCCATTTGTTCCAATCATCATGTCATTCCAATTAATTGTTTTAGATTCAAGACGTTTTAAAATTTCAGGAGTAGCAATAAGTTTATTATTTTTAACTCTCATAACAGGACGTGTTATGCGACCTCTGTCATTGCAAATGCGAATTTCTTTATAGGTATAATCAAATATAATCGATGTGTAGATATTAATAATGCCGGTATGTTTTTTGTTCTTCAAATCCGCATACAATTCAATGGGTATTTTCGTGATACCAATCCAAGAACCATTTACAAATACCTTAACATGTGCAGGGATGTCTGCTAATGTGCATTTTTCAAGGTGTATAATAAATGGTTCTACATAATCATAAAGTGCGTCACTTTCGCATGGATTAGTAATATGAGACATATAACTCATATTTTTAACTACACCAACAGAAGCACCCTCAGGGGTTTCGGCTGGGCAAAGAAATCCCCATGAACTGTTGTGTAATTTTCTTGGTTGAATGAGTTTACCACTTTTATCAATGGGGGTATTAATTCTGCGCAAGTGACTAAGGCTTGAAATATATGTAAGCCGACTCAATACTTGGGCAACACCTACCTTGTTGTTATTAATATGTTTAAGTCCGAAATCACCTGTTGCGAGAGCGCGTTTAAGTCCATTTTCAATCGTGCCAGTTTTAATAATTTTGTAAATATTGGTATGATTGATAATCTCTTCGAAATTGTTGGTTGAACGCCAGGACCCATTATTAATTTCACGTATAATCTGTTTTTGCGTATCTTTTACAAGTTTATTGAAATAATTTCTGAAAAGATTATTCAGCAAAGAGCCGGTTGAATCAATACGTTTATTGATATATGAGTCTCTGTCAGTGGGAGCAATGATTCCAATACTTGTTTGAATTACACGATTTGCCATATATCCCAGGTAGAATACTTTCCGCGTGAGAGTTTTGTTGTGAGGGAATATATCATTTTCCATTATATCGTTTGTGTATGCTCGTTTTTTCAACTGACCCGTTTCTTTATCCATATTTATCGGAATATATATTACATTATTTGTAATAAATTCCAGAGCCATTTCTTGTGTAGTATAGTTACATGCATCAACAATAGATGCTTTGAGAGTATCTACAATAACTTCATCGAAGTTATTTACAATATATCTACAAATAAGCTTGTCTGAAATAATACCGAATGCTCTGAATAGAATGAATAATGGGATTGGAATTTTCACTCGTGGAACATTTACAAACAATCCATATCCATATCCATTATTTTTCTTATTAATAGTTATATTAATTTGTTTAGGCGAGATTGATTTGAAGTCTGGGACGGATTTCATTTCTGCTTGCCATGACCATTTTGTACTTTTAGGCAAATGGAAACAATAAATTTTGTTTTCCGCAGCGCGTTCTTGTCCGAGTACGGTTTTCTCAGAGCCATTGATGATAAAATATCCTCCTGCATCATATTTACATTCGCCGGTTTGGTTGTGATTCAATGTATTATATTGAGATAGAACGCAAATTGACGATCTTAACATAATTGGCAGTTTTCCAATATGAATACCTTCAATAATTTTATTATGTATCTGTACATTTTCAAGATTGTTTCCATTTCGGATGCTATATTTAATATGTATGTCAATTGTCATTTTGGATGCATATGTAAAGTTGCGTTTTCGTGCTTGTTGTGGAAACATAACTTTTGCAGCACCATTATTTTCATGAATCTGTGGTTGATATAGATTGAAATTTTTAAAATTAAGTTCAACCTCTAATTTGTATTTTCCATGTTCAGCGTCATAATCGTTATCCGAATGAATAATAACTGGATTAAACATATCAATCGTTCTTTCAATTTGTGTGTTTGTAAAATCATCATATGCTTCTATTTGGTGTTTTACCATACGCTGTAGATAACCATTTTCGAAATATTTTCCAATAATCGTCCATGGGTCTTCAATTGTTGACCAGTTTTGTGTTTCCGTCATAGTTCTATTCTTTATCAAGATATGCTTATATATAAATCAATTTTATATAAGTTAAAACTAACAATTAATAGTCATTTTAGAATATAATGAGCAAAAAGATAGTATTTGACCCAAAATTATTAAATCCACGGAATACTTCTCATCGGAAAAAACCTACATTTAAGCGTTCAGAAAGTTCTTCCATTACAAAACTCCGCAAAAAAATATTAAAACAAATTAATACTAATACAAAACCAGTTCCAGTGCAAAAACAACTGCCAAAAATGAAAAAACCTGACGAATCTGCTAACGGTGCGATTAAATTTTTAAATAATAGACTGCCAGCAAATGTACCAGTAGTCAACCCACGAAAGGCTAATGCACCAATTAAGAGTAATGAATCACCAATACAGTCTAAAATTTCATTTGAACATGTTAATTTGGAATTACCAACCGAATTACAAGAACCACCTCTTCGCATTACAGGTAATGTCGGAAAAACCCGGAGAAATAATGAACCAATGTATGGTTGTTTGAAGCGAGGAAAAAAACCAACATATAAAAAAACATCAACGCGTCGCAATATATTATTCGATACAAATAACAATAATGTTCATGAATTTGATAATACATTGGCCCCGACTATGAATATAAATATTGATGAACATGGTTCGATATTGTCTCACAATAAATCAGATTCGGAAACTCAACAAACGTCCAAAATAGTTGTATCGCCTAATTCTCCGGAAAATATTTCATTCGACATTGAAGAACTTTCTGTGCCGACAAATATTGAAAAACAAGTCGATGCAAAAATGGATGAAATAAATATATTAGATATGATACCAGAAAATGAGATATTGAATGATATAGAAGAAAAATCTGCACCGAATGATTTAAACAAACCACATATAAAAGGGACGAAACAAACCAAGAAAATGAAACTTGGAAAAATCGGAAAAAAAGTTTCTGTATTAATAAATGATAATACAACACGTAAAAATATACGAAATGAAAAACATCTGTTAAACATTACTCCAATTAAAAAAGTAAAAGAATATTTAAAACAAAATAATCTACTAGAAATTGGTTCAATTGCACCAGATGACGTATTAAGGTCTATCTATACAAATGCAAAATTATCGGGCGAGTTGGAGAATAGGAATGGAGATGTACTATTGCATAATTATATCACAGACCAATCTACATCTTAGACATTGTTACTGTAAATCAACTTAAATATATTTCAATATAATATTATATATTTATGACCATATATGATGACTACTTTCAAGAAACTGTCAAATATAAGAAGCAATATGGTGATAAAACGATTATTCTTATGCAGGTAGGAAGTTTTTATGAAATATATGCACTTAAAGATACCACAGGGGACGTTCATTTTACATGTATTAAAGATGTTTGTAAAATTTGCGGATTCCGGATGTCAATTGGTAGAGATTCTAAATTAAGCAAAGAAACACTTTCTCTCGTAAATCCAAATAATAAATTACCCGGACCATTTGTTATTGTAATGGCTGGATGTCCTGTACCACAATTTGATAAATATATAACCCTTTTGAAAGAAAATGGCTATACAATACCGTTATATGTACAAGATACAAATACAAAAAATACTACACGGAGTTTAAATTGTATATATTCGGCTGGTACTATGATTGATTCGGGGGAGAATATTCTTTCTAACAATATCATGTGTATTTGGGTTTCCCAATATAAAGAACGATGTCATCCTAAATCAGAGATGATTGTCATTGGCATTTCTATTGTTAATTCTTCAACTGGTTCATCCAGTATATATGAATTTACAACTGAATATTTGGATTTCCCAACTACATATGATGAACTAGAGCGATTTAATTCTATTTATAACCCATGTGAAACATTAATCATTGGAAATCTATCTGAGTCATCACTTCAAAAAATTTTGATATACGCAAATATCGTATCTAAGATTGTCCACATCAAACCTATCAGTGAATGTATTGACGAATCTATTGATAAATGCGAAAAACAAACCTTCCAGGATGAAATCATCGGCAAAATTTACGACTATAAACAAAAACAGGAAACTATCGAACTTCTTGTTCACCACCCACTAGCGTTTCAATCTTTTTGTTATCTTCTTGACTTCCTAATG